CAGGTTTTGGAACAAACACAGATGAAGTAATATTTCATCATATCGTAGAGAGAAATTGATGCTTAATTTATCAATTACAAACCAAGGTAAAGAAAAAGAAATAATAATAAATATTATTTCTTGTGTAACTTCGCACACAGAAAAACTTGGTATTAGTAAAAAAATAAATAGTAATGATGTTGGGCTATACCATTTTGAAAGTAAAAGTATTACATGTAAAGATAATATTGTTTTAAAAGATTTATCTTGGGCTTCTATTTATAATGAAGAAAAAGAAGGAAAACTTTTTTCTTTCTCAGGAAAAAGCTTTTCTTCTACATCAGAAGATATTCTTTTAACAAGAGTTATAAGCCAAGATAAATTAGGAAACGAATTACCTTTATTTTACAAACACAACAAAAAATTAAAAGAGGGTAAAATACAAAGAATAGTTTATGGAAAAGAACTAGAAGAAATATTTGGATACGAATTTGTTAATGGGTATATCTATACGAACTATGAAAACCAGTACGATATAGAATCGGGTAGCTATAAGTTATATTTTATTAACGGAATAGATTTTAATGGTAATCAAGTAAACGAGTTGCTTAACCCAGTAAAAGCATTTGAAAAAGCTACTTGGGAAAATTTAGATTTAGAATCAGGAGAAATTGTAGGAGATGTATATGTTCTTGAAGAGAAAAACATAGGCTTTGATGTTAAAGTTTTTTTTGATGAAAAAGAAATATGTGGAACAAATCAAGAAAACAAACTTTATGCTAAAACAGGAAAGAATAGTTTAATAAGATTAATAAAGCCAGAAGAAGATTCTAATCAAAATTCTTGGATATTAAAAGTAAGTAATGGAGCTTTTTGGGACAATAAAAAATATTGGGTTTCTGAATTTATAAATCAAAATTTTAATCCTGAATTAGGAATTTTAAAAAAAGAAAACAAAGATTGTTTATTAGTAAACAAGAATATTTTAAAGTTACCAGAAAAAGAAATCATTATAAACGAAGATAAGAATTGTGAGTTGAATCTTTATATTTATGACTCTTTGTATAAAATAAAAAAAGTTATATCTACAAACAAAAATATGATTGGAGAAAGATATAACGAAAATCTAATTTGGGAAAGTGGTATAGAGTCTTTTGATTTGAAAAATGGTTTTGTTGAACTGGATAAAAGCTTAGAGCTAAACGACATTGTAAAAGCAAATTTCTTTTACAATACAAAAGACTATAGCCTAGTAGAAATAGACATAAACCCTTTTAAAAACAAAAAGATTGTAGATAAAAACTTACTTGTTTATTTGAAGCCTAATATGTTGCGAGGAGAACGCAGCATAGAATGGCTGTTTTTTGATGATAAAGGAAGGGTATGTGAAGCTTCTCAGAAAGAATTAAAAGTTAAAGTAAACAATAGCTTTAACCAGAATACAATTATTTCAGAAAGCATTGATACGTTTTTTGAAATGTATTGTTACGGAAACGAAAATAACTTCCAATACTTACCATTAGGTGAAATTTCTTATAAAGAAGATTTTTATATAGAAGAAATTGAAGTAATCGATATAAGAAATAAAGAAAATTTAGAGTTAGAAGAAGCAATCAAAAGACAGTGGAAGTTACTTCAGTCAAAATATGGATACGGAAAAGATGGGCAAGTAGTTCAAAAAAATAACATAATCTATGTAAAAGTTCCTCTGGAAATTTTAGAAAAAGAAACTGAAGAAGTAATAGAGAAAGCTATAAGAAGAAAGCTTCCTGCGCATGTAGAAGTAGTAATAGATTATGTTTATGAAAAAAGTAATTTAACAATTCTTAATAACATTGAAAATCAAATAAACATATCAATGAGCTGGGAAATGCCTGGTAGTTATAAGTTGTATAAAAGCAATAAAGAAGACGGCGTAAAAGAGTTAATTTATCAAAAAGAAAGTACAAGTATAGAAACAATATCTTATACAGATAACAACGTAGTATCTGGAAAAACATATTACTATTGGGCTAGAATAAATGATTACCCACTAGGAGATACATACGGAGTAGAAGTAAGATGAGCTTTCATTTTTTAAATTCTAAAAACGAAATAATCTCTCAGAAAGAAATTGTAGATCTTTTTTCTGAACTAAATAATGGTAACGAAGTTACAATAACAGTTTTTTCTGACAACATAAATGGAACAAATTCTCCTGGAATCTACGTAAAAGAAAGTAGTTTTTTAGGAGAAGTAAATATCAAACCAAAAGAATCAAAATATAAAGATATGAATGACCTGCTTCATTGGGGAAGCAATGAAGATAATGACTGGGGTTTAGAAATTTTAATAAATGGAGAGTTTGTTAAATTTAAATACGGACAAGGTTCTTCATTTAGAGAAATGATTAGTTTGCCTCAAGCAGCAAACATGACTGGAACAGGAAATTTTGATATAACTTTGCGATATAAAAATAATCCTGAAAAAGGAACTAGAAAACTATTTATAGGAATAGAGGTAGAGGATGTTTCGTGAAAGATTATACGATTTCTCAGGTATAAAAAAAGACGCTGGTAGATATAGAGTAAATCTTCAAGAATTAAAAAAGAGCCTCGAAACAGATGTTGAGGCTTTTATTTATTCTAAAACAGGGAGACCAGAAAACATAAATTTTTACAGATGGAAAAGAGGAGCTTTATCATCTGCTGAGATTAATGCGAATATAAATAATATTCGTTATGTTTTGTATAATCATTTTCTAGAGAATGAAGTTATAACAAATACTTTGTTTTCTTTAAAATTAGAAGAAAATAATTACGGAAAAGTTCTATCTAAAAACCTATTAAGAATAGAAGATTCAATAGAAGAAACTATAAAAAAATTAAATTCAAAATATACAAAAGTAAAATACGTTTCAATTTTTAAAGAAAAAGATTTTGAAGAAACTTATGACTTAATAGATATTAAAAGTAATTTAATATTAGAAAAAAAGTATCAATGTGATTTTAAAGAAGGAAGCATTGAGTGTAAGAAAAAAGTAATAGATGTTATAGAACCTATAAAAGCAGAAATAGTAAAAGAGAGTTCTTTTATAGGAGATGACTTAATACAAATAAACATATCAGAAGATACAAGTTATATTTGGAGAGAAGATAAAGTTTATAGTTTTATTGTAGGTAAGAAAATAAATCATGTTAATCAATCTAAAATAAAACATAGACCAGTAGAATTAAAAATAATATTTTCTTTAAAAACGAGCAAAGAAATCAACGAGCTTGATATAAGATTTGGTTCTTCTTTGCCTTGTGAAATAAAGACATTAGAGTATTTAAAAAATAATGAGTGGGTAGAAATAGAGAATAAAGGAAAAAGAGATTTCTTTAATGGAAAGAAAATCTTTTTTGATAAAATAAGAACTAACAAGATAAAATTAATAATAAAGCAATCTAAATTTTATTCTAACGAGCTTTTTGAAAAAAGAAATAAGTTAGAGAAGCTAATAGAAGCAGAAAGCAACTATATAAAATATGCAGACTCTTACAAAGAGAGCGTAGATATTTTTGATTTAAGTATTTCTAGTTTAAAACTTCAGTATAAGAAATCTGAAAAATTAGGTTTCTATAGAGAAGCAGAAGAAACATTTATAGAAAGTCCTGTTTCTATAAAACTAGAAAACGATTTTTATTACGAAGACAAAGATTGTTTTGTAGAAAAAGAATTACATTTAGTTATTTATGGAGACAAAAGTACTAAAGCATTTAAGAATAAAGAGATAAATTCTTTAAGAGTAAATAAAATTGTAAAAATACCTAATGACGCATTTAGAGAAAAAGAAGTTTTAATTTTTAATTCTATAAATGAAGCAAGATGTTCTTACTTTCCCAAGATAAGAAAAGAAGATAGAAACAAAAGTATCAATGAAATTATAAAAGTATTTAAAGAAGAAGTAGAACTTATACCTTATGTAGATTACTTGTTTTCTTTAGATGGAGGAGAGAATTTTTTTGAAGAAGAAACAAGCTTAACGGAAATAGAAGCAAGTATAAAAAATAGAGTAGCGGGAAATTTTATAATACTTTTAAAAAACAAAACAGTAGAAAACAGAAAATATACTATTGAGTACCAGCTAGATGGTGACTTTTATATTGATGAAAAAAGCGGTATTAAAATAAAAAATAAAGAAATTGTTTTTCCTGAGTCATATGAAAATAGCTCAGGTTTTGTAAGACCTAGATTTATTTTAAGAAATCAAAATAAAAATTTAGAATCTTCAATAATCAAAAGATATAAACTATTAATTGAAGAGAAAGAAAAATCAGAGTCTTCTAAAATAGATTACGAGACATTTAAAGAAAAAGTAGCAGGAGATAACAACAATGTCATTTAATGATCTAATTGATAATGTAAACATAGATTTAGAAAAAAACTTGTTGTTAAAAAAGGAAGAGACTGGGTATGAAGATAGCTTTTATGAAAAGTTATCTTTAAATGAGTACGAAGAAAAAATTAATTTAAAATTAAAAATAATAAACCAGCTAGAGCAATTAGATGCTAGTTATTTAAAAAATTTAAAAGAAGTAATAGATTATAAATTAAAGAAAGTTCTTATAACTAAAAATAATTTAGAGACATTAACAATAGATTATATAAATAAACTAGAAGAACAAAAATATAAAATAGATTCAAAAGAAAAAGAGTTAAGTCAAAAACTATCTATTCTTAATGGCTTTGAAGAAGATATAAAGTTTTATTTTGAGGAAAAGTTTCAAAATAATTTTTATATTAAAACAAGCACATTAAATAAAATGTACGTAGAGAATAAAGAAAAAAGAGTTACACTTCCAATTAAAGAAATGGAAGAGCTTAATATCTCAGAAATTGAGATAAGTAAAAACAATAATATTATTGCAGGCAGCATAGATAGCGGGAAGCAAAAACTTTTATTAAATATTATTGATAACAATCCAAGTACATATTTCGAAGCTTATAAAGAGAATGAAGGTCCATTAAAAATGGATTTAAAATGCAAGCTTAGAAAAGAGTCAGTAATAAATCATATAGAAATAAATTGCTTTCTCCAAAATGGAGTAGATGAAGTATATATTGAAGACATAAAGTATATACAAGAAAATGGAAATACAAGTTCGATAAAAACTTTATTAGACTTAAATAAAGAAAATTTAATTATCAAAGGTTCAGAAAACAAAGGTAATAAAAGCTTTGTACATATACCTGTAAAGGCAAAACAGGTAGTAATAAGTTTCAAAGTAAAAGAATACGTAATTAGAAATAATAAAAAAATATTTTCTATTGCTATAAAAAATATAAAATTAAATTCTATAAAGTACAAAGAGTTTGGATATATAGAAAGTACAGAATTAAATATCCCAAAAGGAATTTATAAAGCTAGAGGGAGCATAGATTCTTTTCCTGAAAAGAATATAGGGTATAAAAGTTCTTTAAAGTTAAGTGAAGACTCTAATTTTTCCTATGAAGACGAAGAGATACTTCTTGATGGAGAAGAAAAAAGTATTGGATATAAAATGAAAATTGAAAGAGGTGACTTAGAGTCACTATCTTTTAAAAATAAAGAATTCTTTTTCTTAGATACAGATACTATAACAAGATTGTACTCTAAAAAAATATCTCCAATGACCTATGATATAGGAGAAAAAAGAAATCTAAATATTTATCTACCTGAAATGATTAATAGATCATTTGATATAGATAAAAGTATTAAGATAGGAAGTATTTCAAACGAAGGGTTAAATGAATTAGTACTGCCTATAAGTTTAGCGTCTTTAAAAGTAAAAAAAGAAGACATAATTGTTTATATGAATAACAGTGAATGGCTTCTAATAGATTCTAAAGAAAACTTAGAAAATGGTAAATTTTATATCGATGATAAATTTGAAAAAATAAGCTTTAAGCTTAACACAACTGGTTACTTGTATTCATGTAAAATTGCTTTAAAACCTGGGTTTAATGAAATTATCAAAAAGGGTGAAGGCTATTTTGTAAAAATAGAAGAAGAATTTGATAAAGATTTAAAAACAATAAAAGTTTTTAATTTAATAAAAAGTCTAAAGAAAAAAACAGAATTCTTAGAAATAGGAAAAGAAGAATTTTATTTAGAACAAGAATACATAGACTTGAATGAAACAAAAATGTTTATAAAAACAGATTCAGTTTGGGAAGAAACTGAAGCCGGAAGAATAGAGCCGTTAAATGGAAGGCTGTATTGGAGCGAAGGAAAAGATAAAGAAAGAAAAATAGAGTACAGCTTTTTTGATTATAAAGAAGTAGAAAATAAAAAATTATGGAGCAATAAAAATAAAAATTACGGTATTTTTATTAGCGAAGAGGATCTTGTAATAGAAGAAGTTTCAGAAGTTTTAAATAACGAAAAAAACAACTACTATGTATTTGACGGTAACTACAAAACAAGAGAAGTAGTCAGCGAGAATAATAAAAGATTTATTTTGAAAGAAGGAAATATTATAAAAGGATCTTTAGAAGCAGATATAAATCTTTTTGAAGGAGAAAAATTTAAAGAAGTAGAATATGTAAATGGGAACATAGAATTCTTGTCTTTAGAAAAAATGGAAAGAGATCAAGTTCCAAACATATCTAAAAGCACTTCTAATACTGTTTCTTTTACTTTATCTGAGAAACCCTACCTGGAAGAAGGGCTTGGTATAAAAGTTTATAAAAAGGGAATCCTTGTAAACAATTCAATAAGAATAAATGGGAAAGTTTGTGAATTAGAAATAGAGGAAGAAACGGGAAAAGATTATTACCTTGAGTACTTCTATGAAAAAGAAGAGAAAGAGTTAATAAATAAATATTCTGTAGACTACAAAAATGGAATACTTTTCTCTTCTAAAGATATTGTGAATTCTGAAAATAAAAAAATTAGTTACAAAATTGGTAGAATCGGATTAGAGTATAGCCTTGTTAAATATTTAAAAGAATATGAAGTTTTTAAAGATGAAACAAAAGTTTATACAGAAAATTTACCTAGTTATAAAAACCAAGTAAAATTTTGTTGGGAAAAAATTCTAGATGAAATATCTCTAGAAGAATTAAGAGAATATTTCTCTCCAATAATTTACAAAATAAAGCTAGAGATGAAATGATGAAAACTAATATAAAAAACTATTTAATAGCAAATTATGTAAAAGAATATAAAAAAAGTCCTAGCGAAAATGAAATTAAATTAATTTACGAAGACTTTATAAAAAAAAATAAAGAAGTAGAAACTTTAGGTCTTCTTGTTGGAGAAAAAGATAAGCTTCAACAAGCAGGAGAAGAGTCTTCTAGCAAAAGTCATGAAAAAATAAAGAGCAAGCTAATTAAAGATTTAGATTTCTTAATTAAAGAAAATCTTAAAAAAGAAAACGAATTAAAATCTTTTTTTAAAGAGCAAAGCAGTAATTTAAATAAAACAATTTCTAAATTAGAAAACTTAGAAAGAAATGTTAATAAAAATTTACTGTTATATAGTAGCGATGATCCTTTTAGTTATGGAATAATAGAAGATTTTTCTGATTACAATAAGATAAATCAAGAAAAATCTAATATATATTTACTAAATGGAAGAGCGACTTTAGGATTCGATTTTGTTACAGGCGAATCTTTTGAGCAGAAAAATATAAGTTACGATTTGGTTTATAGAAATAAAGGAAAGATAGAAAGTATAGAATATAATAATTTTTATAACGCACTTAAAAAAGACGGAAGGTTTTTTAAAGTTGTTGCTGTATCTAAATACAAAGACGAAACAATTGATTTTATAATCAATATAGATTTTGATAAAGAACGATACATTGACACTATAAGCTATACGACCCAAAGTATTGAAACAAATTCAAAGCTTCAACAAAACTGTTACTGGAGTAGTGACGGAGTAAATTTTGAAAGAGTATTTGAAAGCGGAATAAGAGTTCAAAACAATGACAATTTTATTGAAGTAAAAAAAGAACGTGTAAAATCTATTAAAATTATTTTAAGTAAAAGCTCTTCTGATACAAAGTATCAAAATGGGTGGGGGTATATTTTTGGGTTAGATTTTATAGGGTACATGTCAGCTGAATATAAGATAAACGAAGAAAGCACATTGTACTTAGGGCCTTATGAAGTAATAGACGAAGAAAACAACCCTGTTAATTTTACAATGGCAACAGCAAAAGGTGGTACTTGCTGCATAATACCAGATAAAAGTTCAATAGACTTATATTTATCTAAAGACAATGAAACTTGGATTAAAAGTGATTTTATAAAAGAAGGAAAAAGTATTGTTCAGTTTGAAGAATCAGAAGGCAAAGCTTCAGACGGAAATGTATTTGAAATACTAGATGTAAATTCTCAATCTAATTTTATTTCTGAACAAATTCCTGAAGGGCTTAGTTTGAGAAGCTCAGAAAGAATTTTAAATTATTATATTCCAGAAGCAAATAGAAACAAATTATTTCTAAATAGTATAAACATAAAAAGAAACATTTTAAAAAATAATAAACAAGAAATTTACAATGCTTCTTCGGGATGGGAATTAGACTCTGGATATTATAAAACCAATATAGAAGTTTTAAAAATGGAAGGAATCTATTTAGACTTTGGAGAAAGTTCTTGTTTTCTAAATGACAGGAAAGTTTCAGGAAATGTTTTTTTACCCTATGGTAAGCATACATTTAAAACTTCTAGTGAAAATTGGAAAGTTATAGAAGAAGAAGAATCTATAAATTCTTTAAGAGAATTAAAACAAAAAGATGCGCTTTACCCTTACAATCATAAATACATTGTTGAAGGTTTTAATTACGAAAGAAACTTTAGAGGAACAAAGAAATATAAAGGAGTAGATAAAATCTATTCATTTAAAATGAAATTAAGCTCTGAAGGATCTTTTGAAAGTAGTAAAAGGCTTGATGAATATACTATAAAAGAGATTAATAATAATATTTATTTTGTGATAAAATGTAATGAAAATACAGGAGATGAAAAGATAGAAGATTATGAAATATCTTTTCGAAAAACAAGCATCAGTACTTCTAATTTGTTATATATAAAAGCAATATTAAAAAGTTCTGATACGAAAGTTACTCCTAAAATTGATCAAATACAAGTCAGGGTGATCTAATGGCTACAAATTATCTAAATAATTTAAACTATCCTATAATAGTAAACAGTTCTGTAATTACAAATGCAGATAATAAAGATCTATTGTTTTTGAATTCAAAAAGAACTCAAAGTGATTTAGTAAAAATCAGTAATTATATAAACATGGTTTTAGTGCCAGGATTTAAAAGTTTAACAAGTAAGCCAAGATATCCTTATGATGCAGTAGAATCAGGAATAAACGGACTTACACTTGTAACATATCCAGAAGAAGAAGGTAATGATAAATTCAATACAGAACTTTACTGGAAGAAAGAAAATGATTTAGAAACTGGAAGGCCTTGTACAGTTAAAGAATCATTTGATTATTTACAAGCTAGTTTGATTGATAGGATAATTGAAATAAGAGAATCAACTGTAGATGTAAGTAGCCTTTGGGAGCAAATAAGATGCAATGCAGCAAACCTTGAGCGAGTCCAAAAAGACGCTTTAGGTATTAATCATCTATTAGAATGTAGTACAGACGCTACGAGGAACTGGAGTCTTTCAAAACATTTATATGAAATTTTGACTCAAGTAGTTCAGGGGCACAACCTTAATTTAATTAATGAACTTGACGATGGAAGTGAATATCCATCATTGAGTATTTCAAATGAAATAATAGAAACAAGTTTAGCAAACACTTCTGTATCAATACACAACGATGTATTTTTAGTAGACCCAATTGAAGGGCAAAGTTTAGTATGGAACGGTAACGCATTTGTTAATAATAATATTGATTATAATAATATTAACAATACTCCAGAGATACCAGAAGCAGTAACTTCTATAAATCAACTAGAAGGAGAAGTTGATTTTCAAAACAGTGAAGGAAAAATACTTACTGTTGAAAATGGAAAGATCGTTGCTAACGAATATGTAAGTGGGAGTAACAAGTTTTACACTAGAGAATCGAATAGTGATATTGAAGGTTTAGGAAATTTACTTAATCCACAAAATTATTTCGATCCAGTAAGAGAATTAGCATATCGAAAATATAGCGATAGTTGGGAAATTACTGGGAATAAAAGTAAAAGTGATGGTTTGAGTTTAGTAACAACAAATTTGTTATCTACTAATCCTATTTTATTTGAAAAATATATTCCTTTTACATTACTTGGATACAATGAGCTTGTAAATTTAACTAATGAAAACGCATTAAAAGCATCAACAAGAAGCAATCTTGAAGACAATAACATTGTTTACAGTACTTCTCTTAAGAATACTTATAAAGATAAATTTGGCAAAAAGAGATGGGGGAAAGTTCTTGGAGTATCTAGAGAAGATATTTCTTTTGAAACAGAAATTGCAGAAGATTATTTAATCTGGAATGAAAATAGTTTTGTTGGTGTTAATCCAAGCTTTGAAAATTTAACATGGAAGCAACAGCACCCTTACAGTCATGTTAAACGCGGCGGAGAAACATTAATAATGATTTTAGGAGACTATAATGTAGGAGATGAGTTAGTAATAGCGCCTAAAGAAATATTGCTTTCTAGAGGTATTTCTAATGCAGTTATAGCTATGCCAAAAAACTATTTCCAAGAAGAAGACTCTGGATCAACAGGTTTGGATTTGATTAGAAATGTTTTTATAAACTCTATTTCAAACAGTTTGTTAAGCAATTTTACTTTTGAAGAATGGTCAGAAAGTTTACGAAGCAAAAGTATTGCTACTGTTGGATCAAAGTTAAAAAGATATTTAAATGCAGGAGTAGAGCCATTTCCTCTTATACAAGAAGATCAAAATAAACTTTGCTCAGACTTATTGGATATAGATCCTAATTATTCAACAGGAACTACTTATTACTCATATATAGATGCTTTAAGTATTGGAGTATATGGATTTGATGTTAAAAATTTAACCGCAAGTAATTTAGGATCACAATCAGCAGCTGAAAATGCTCGTAATTTTATTAAAAGAAATAGTGAACTTTCTTTAGCTTATGTAGTATTAGATATATAAATTTATTTCTCTTAAATGATAAAATAAAGAAAAAAGGAGATTTCTGATGAGCTTAGAAGAAAAAAGCAAAACGCCAGCACCAGAATTAAATCTTTTATCTTATCGCTTAAGGGAAATAGAGGGAAATTTGGAAAAAAATATCAATAAAATCTCTGATAAAATTGATACTTTAATCGAGCAATTAAATAAACATAATATAGAGCAAACTCAACTTAAAGTAAAAGTAGATAAACTTGAAGAAGAGTTTAATAAGCTGCGTAAAGAAGATGCAGAAATTAAAAAAGATGTTAATCAATTAAAAGTTTCTGTAGCAGAAAAGCTAGGTTGGGGTGCTTTTGGAGGTACAGTTGGAGCTTTTTTAATCAAAATGTTAGGAGGTTAAAATGCCAATAGATGTAACCAATAACTTTGACCAGTTACAATTAAGAAGAATTGCAAATCTTGAAGAAAGATTGAGAGATCTTTTTACAGCTCAAAGTAGATTTGTAAGTAACACTCAAGTAACAGAATTGCTTACAGCAATAAGCACAGAACTAAGTGCAATGAACACTACTTTGAGCTCATTAGAAAGAAGAATAGCTATATTGGAAGATATTCCAGATATAGATTAATCTTTAAACACCAAAGAAGAGAGTTGTTCTTGATGCTTTTGATAAGCATTAAGTTTAAAATAAAGCTCTTCTATTTTAGCAGCTTTGATTTTTAACTCATCTATCTCTTGATCAATCTTTTTTAAAGAATTTGTTTTTTTGCTTTTCTTACAATTACAAGGCATAGTATTATCCCTCTTCTGGGATCTTCTTTTTGAGTCTTGTAATTTCAGACTTTAGTTTTTTAAGTTCTGCTTTGTGATCAGATTGAACTTGAGAAAGCTCTTTTTGAGAAAGCTCAAGCAATTCTTTTAAATCAGCAATTTCAGCTTTTAAAGCCGCACAATCTTGACAATCTTTAGAAGATGTTTTTGTTTGAGAAAGTTGCAACTTTAAAGAAATTATTTCATTTTGCAAAGCGACTAGTTTTTTAGAAGAAGCCTGTCTCTCTTTAAATAAGCTCATAATTAAAATCCTGTTGGTTTGTGAGGAGTAAAAGTTACATTAGGCTCCCAGGAATCTGAATCAGGACCGAATGTACCTGTTTTATCTAATACCACAGAAATTCCATGTTTTTCTACTTTAACTGAATAGACATTATCCATACTAAGAACATCGGCAATTTGATCAGCAAGCCATTTCTTTCCTTGGATTTCCCACTCAGGAAGCTTTGTAGCAGTATTGAAATCTACAACAGTAGAAGTTTGATAATCTTTACCAGCATAAGTATCTACTAAAGAAATTTCAACATCTTTAAAATGACGTACTCTTCTTAGCCAAGTAAAAATTGCTGTAGGTAGTTGTTCCTTGCTAACGAGCTCTGTAAGAGAAGCGCCACCTGGAATAACCATTTTGACTTGCTTATTAATTCTTGGACCCTGTAATTTCTTGACAAGAGATTCTTGATTAGAAACAGAAGGAGAGTTACCTAATTGTTTAATGGCATCTGCTTTATTAAGTGACATAAAGTATCCTTATTTTGGATTGATTGTTTTGTTCGTTTAAAATTATTATCTAAAGTAGGGGAGTAATTACCAAGTAAAGCGTTGATAAAATACGCCCTATATAAGCCTTCGTCTATAGAATTTAAAATATCATAATCTATATAAAGGTCTTCTTCAAAAAGAATTTCAGAAGAAAGTTCATCTAACAAAGATGAATGATAAATAGGATTTCTTCTAGCTTCAGCGGCATAGGATCTTATTGAAGTAAATATAAACATTTTAATTTCATTAGCAATAAAAAACTCAAGTGTTTTTTGATTAGTATATTTTTTAGAAATATACTGGTGATGCTTATTGATATGATTTATAAATGCTTCAAAAATTATATCAAGAAAAGTTAAATTATTTTTAATAAGATAAAGATTAAAAAAGTAAAAAAGAGAAGTAAAACCTTTTACAAAAGTAGTGTCTGCTTCTAACAATCTAAACAAAGTGTAAATAGTAATATCGGAATAAATATTATGTTTATAAGCTATATTCCATTTATTAAAAGTAGGTAATAAAAAAGAAAAAAGCTTGTTTATACTTTGTTTAGATTTATTTTTTTTAGCTAAAACATAATGATAAGAAAATGTTTTAAAATCTACCTCAAGAAAAAGAGGTAGAATGTTTTTATCAATCGTTATTTTCTTGATCATTTAAAAACAAAACATAAGCATTAAAAAGTTTTACCCAGTCATCAAGAAGCATAGTACAAAGTACTTCTTCTCGATCATCTTTTGTAATTGCTACTGGGATTTTGCCATTTACATTAGCGTCTGTAATAGCTTGTTTTAAAGCGCGTTTAATATTGCAACGAGCATGACGTTTAGCTTCAATATGCAAGATAGGCATATCTACGTCTGAGACTTCAGAGCCGCCACAACGAGTTTGGCCAATTCCACGCTTTGCAGCAATGTCAGTATTTTCAGTAATATATTTAGCTAAAAAACGTTCAAATGCAGCGCCTTTTATTCTGGCACCTCTTCCTCTTGTAGTCATTATTTATCCTTTTTAATTTTAAATTTTACTTTTCTTGATTCAACAATTTGATCAATCATATTATATTCATAAGCTTTTAAAGCGTCAAAATAATATGAGGTTTTTCCTTCAAAGAATTTATTCCAAATAGACTTTTTAATTTTAGTTTTAGTTTTAATAATATTGTCTGCAATTTCTTGGCAATAAATATAGTGGTCTTTAAAAGCATTCATACTAGAAATACTATCAATAGTACTATTTGCTACAATAGGTTGATGATAAAAGAAAACTGTATTAGAAGTAGCCATTCTAAAATCTCCTGCAGATAATATTAAAAGACCTGCAGAAGAACAAAGTCCCGTAGAGATAATAATGACAGGACAAGAGCAAATTCTAATAGCATCATAAATTGCTAAAGCGTCCATAAGACTTCCACCTTCAGTATTTAAAAATACTGTAATTGGTTCTTCTGGATCAAGTTCTTCAAGATGCAAAAGTTGAGAAATAAAAAGCTCTGCCTTTGTAGTTTCCACTTCTCCAAAAAAAGATAAAGACCTAGTGCTTTCTCCAAAGTACCTATGCTCGTAAGGAGAAGTAACTGAAATATCTTGGGATTGCATAAGGTCGTTAAGCAAAGCTTCTTTTAATTGTGTCATTTTAATAACTTTCGTTAAATATTTTATTTTTAATATATTCTGGTGTGAGTTTTTTAGCTTCTTTGTAAGAGATTTCTACAAAATTATATCCAGCTTCAATAAGATAAGTTTTTTTACGATTATCTCTAAATTGAATATTTTTAAAATCTTGTTCTGCTTCATAAAAAGATTTCTTACCAAACATTACTTTTTCATAATGTTGCTTTCCATGCAACTCTATTACAGTATTTAATTCATCTATAAACCAATCTACAGCATCATAATTATTAGGATAAGTATCAACAAGACCTTTAAGAGGAACTTCTTGATAGCATTTAAGTTTCTTAAAATAAGAATCAGTAGTAAAAAAACTTCTAAGAGTATTATGAAACTTTGAAGCGTTAGGATAAAGGTGATATTGGTCGAGCCAACCAGATCGCTTATTATTTGTCGAAGTCAGTGCCAACAATCATTTCCTTATCTTTAACAAAACCAATAATGCCTTTTGAAAAGAAAAAATTAAGAAGATCAGACCAAAGCTCATCATCATCAATTTCATGAAATTGACCTGTAGCAGATATTTCTTCTAGATATATTTTTTGAGTAGGCTGATGAAGCAAACAAACGAATTCTCTAAAAGATCTTTTAACTGTACCAAGATGAGTCCATGGACCACCTTTAAAAACATGATTTGGCAAATCAATCCTTGCACTAGAAGCAAGAACAAAATCTCCATAAGTAGATGTAGTCATTTTAAACATTCCTTTCTTTTTGGGCATTTAAAATTAACACAAAAAGGATATGTTGGTATTTTTAAATTTAAATAAAATTTTTGCATATATATGTCTAAAGAAGAAACTTTAGGCAAATCTTTAGGAGTATAAAGAAAGTTGTCAAAAATAAATTCGTTAGCAACAAGTTTGTTTCTTGAATTGTTTGAAAAATAAAACAAAACATAATTTATTTTATCTTTGCCTAAAATTAATGAAATTTTATCAAAAACAAATTTATATTTATTTAAATAATAAAGATTATTTCTAGTAATTTGATTATCATTTTTTTGAAGAAAATCAAAAACATATATTTGTCGATCTTTTTTCTTCAAAGATACATCATGCAAAACAAATTGATAGTTAAATATTATGTTGTACTTTTCGTAAGAAAAAGGAAGATTTAAATCAGTATATATAGGTTTAAATTTGTTAGGAGGATATTTGTTTAAAAAACAATAAATAAAAGATGCAGCAAAAGAGAAAGTTTCTTTGAACCAAGAATCAGGATAATTATGCATTATCGGAGAAACTGTTTTTAAAAAAGCTGAATACAAAAGATAATCTATATCTTCTATAACAGTCATTTCATATATAGAAATATAAAAGTTTTGTAATGTTTTTAAAGTAATTTTTTGAGACTGATCTAATTGGTAATTATTATGATTTAAATTTAATAAGTTTCCACAATCAAGAGCAGTTAAAAATTGAGTTTCAGTATAATTTTTTCTAGAAGACACTATTTAAAAAATATCCTAAAGTAAAAACTAAAGGTAAAGAAATAGCTAAAAATATTTTACCATTAGTAAGTTTATTTTTTAGTTTAATATTCTCTTTATCTTGAAAGTCTAATTTGGTTTCGTATTCATAAAGAGTATCTTTTAATTGATCTACAAAAGAATTAGAAGAGTCATGACAGGTTTCAAGTTTTAAAGAACAGGTTTCAATTTCTAATTGAATTGCTTCTTGTATTTTTTGAGCAGAAAAATCTACAGCGTCTTTTATATAAATTATTTCATAAGGTGTTAATAAAAAGCCAGAATAAGGGGCAGCTTCACCTTGTTCAAGTACATAACAGCAATCTAAATCTATAGAAGAAAAGAATTTTACGTCATCTTCTTCTATAAAAGGTTTTGCATAAACATTAGAAATGAATAATAAAAAAACGAGTAGATATTTCATAATTAATCTTTCCTGCAATGTTTCTCTAAATAACGATCAAAAATTTCATTGCATTTTTGTTCTAGAGTAACATCTGTACAAGTTTTTTTGCCAGCATCAAAACCAAGAGTTTTTGCTTTATCAATTTTAGAAGAGCAATTTTTATCTTGAGTTAGTAAGCGAGTTCTTAAAGAAACGACTTCTTGTAATTCGAATTTGCAAACAAGAGATTTGTCAGGAGTTTCTTTAAATAAAAAACAAGTAACAGCAGTTACAAAAATTCCAAAAAGAAAACCATGAAAAGCAGCTTCTTTATAAACTTTTGTAAAAGTGTTAGCCGTAAAAAAATCTTTTAGACTCATTTAAACCCTCCAGAAGAAGAAGGTTTATTTTGAGTTTTCATAATATTTTCAAGATGTTTTGAGATATAAATAGGTTTCATATTCATATCTTTTCTTTGAGCATCTTTATATGAAATAATTTCATATTGAACTTTATTAGGTGAATCAAGAAGACCTTGTATAAGTCCTCTATGTATCAAAGCTTTTCTAATTCTATCGACTGAATTGCCAATATAGTTAGGTCCAGCTTCTAGATAATAAAAAGTTTTATCTGATAAAACATAGATTCCCATAGAGTTTTCTGAGGGCATATTAAAATTCCTTAAGTTTCGTCGTAATATTCTTCAGCATGAACATATTTTATTTGTTTGCCGTTAGTGTAAGCCTGACCAGAATCTTTTAAGTCTCTAAAGGACTCTGCATCAGTAAGCGCTTGTTTTTGATCAACTGGCTTAAGAGAAACTGTTTTAGGATCAAGATCCAGAACAAGCTTATCTTTGAAACCAGAGATCTTGTTTTTAGTAAAGTGAAGTAACAATCTAGGACGCATATTGCCTTCTTGATCGTTCCAAAATATCTCAGCATGCTCTTTACGATCGTGCATGTCGTTGTAAACATGCCAAATAACGTTTGGACGATACATAAGTGCGCGTGCATCTGCAAGATCATCATCTACTGGCAAACGCATCTTAGAATGATCCATAGGCATGTTCTTACGATATTCTGCAGTAGCAATCATACAAGCATGATATTTTACTGTAAGATTTTTCTGTTGATTAGAAATCATAGTCATGCGTGCTGATTGCTCAAGATTCATAAAGTCCATATAGTTGTGAGTATTGTCACAAACCATAAGTATTTTACGATTAGGATAGCGACTACGATAATAACGCAAATTTCTTTCAAGAGTAGAAAGGTTAGCGCCATCTTCAGAATCAATAATTACTAAACGCTCTTTTTCGATAAGATCTCTAAAGATTTCATTAGCTTTGTTAAAAGCCTTTGTATACTCTTCTGGAAGTTGAGCAAGATGAAAATTGGGTTGTACAACCATACCAATAGATAGAGAAGGCCCATCTGGATAAGCCATTCTGTAAATATTGGTTTTGATACGAGGTTCAATTTGCTCATAAGAGTCGTCCGTACTGTGAATAATAACAAGAGCATTTTCATCACTCATAGCTATATCAGTGCCGATCATTAAACAAGTAGCAGTTTTGCCAGAGTTTGCACGACCACCTACGTACATCAATGTACCAGTAGTCCAAGGCATACCACCACCCATATTGTCAGCAAAGTTGTAAAAATAATTCATCTTGAAAGAAGTAGATGATTCATCTTCACCAGATTGCTGTCTAAGCTCCTGGATAGATTCAAAACGATTTAATTGATAATTAATACCAATGCTATCGACTTTGAATTCTTTCTCAATAAGTTCTACATTTTGCTCATGGAAAGCAATATGAGAACGAATATTATCGGGGTCTTCAGAAACAGCCCTAAGATAAGCTTCAGCAGCAGCCTTTGTCTTCTCAATCTTTTCTGAAAATTTATTATTTCTAATAGCGCTTACATCAGAAGCAATTGAGTTTGTAGAAACAGTAGTGAATTGTGCTAATTCTTTAATAAGAAGTTCGCGTTTTACACCTGTTTCTTCTGCAGCAATAATAGGAATCATTTTTTGACAAATTACATCTGGAGTTTCTGAATCAGAAAAAGATTTAAGTTGCCAATTAAATGCAGGGATTTTCTCAAGACCAAGATAATCCATAGGGTCTTCTTTGTCTTTTAAAAAGTCATCTACATCTTTAAAATCAGAAGATTCAGGAGAGGCCACAACATAAACTGAAAAACCAGAAGTAGATTTAAGTATATTCTCAAGAACTCTATGAGTAGCAGCATAACCTGCTGGGTCCCAGTCAAAATTCAAATAAATCTTTCTGATTCCAATTTGCTTAAGAAACAAAAGGTGATTTTCTGTAAAAGAAGTACCACAAACTGCAACAGCGTTTTTGATTCCAAGCCTGTAAAGCTGCATAAGGTCGCCAGGACCTTCTACAATATACAAACCATATTTCTTAGCTTCTCTATAAGCTATGTCAATGCCCATAAGAGCTTGGTTTTTCTTATATATAATGGACTCTGGAGTATTTACATACTTGGGTACTCCTTGAGACTCAAAGTCCAAATTACGGCATATAAACCCTACAGTTCTCTTAAGATGATCTTTAATTGGAAAAGTAATCTTGTCTTCTCCAAAATAAGAAATATATCTAGTCTTAATTAGATTTGTAGAATTTATATAAGAAGAATCCCAACCTCTTTCAATAAGTTTATTAATAAGAATATCAGGATCAATTGAGCCGATAGGGACGAAGCGTTGTAGCCAAGCACGCTCAACAATATAATCGTTATCTTTAAGAGAAAGTGAACCTAAAATATCAGAAATATCTTGGGCTAACTTAAACAAAGAGATGCGCTCTCTATCTTGTTGAGTCAAAGAACCAGGCGAGTAATTAACATTAAGAACATCGCAAAGCTCAGGAATAGTTACAGTAAGCCATTCTGGACCGTTAGTAGGCAAGTTATCAAAATGATTAGCTACTGTAAAAATATCTCCATGGAAACCACAAGAAAAACATTTTACAGTTTCATTTGAAGTTTTAGGATTAATATGCATGCTTGGACTATTATCGTCATGAGCAAAACATTTAAACTTTTTAGTAGAAGAAAAGTTATCACCTAGTTTAACAGCTAAGTAATCAGTAAGTTTTGAACGTAGAAGAGAAACTACTTCGTCAATATCGGTAATATACAATTGAAAAATCTCCTTAAGAGGAAAGTATGTGGGGGCGGCTTTCATTTAAGCCACTAGGAGTAATTCGAATAAAAGATACGCTTTCAGGATTTAGCTGATGAATATCAGTAAGCCCTAAATAAGATAAAGAAGAGCTAATTGCTTTTTCTAAATCTTGATGAAAATTAAAGTAAGTTACAGTTTGATATATTTTATTAGGAGATTGAACTCCTTCAGGAACAGAATTTATTTTGCCTCTTTTTTCTAATTGAAAAGAAGCAGAAGCTTGACCTCTATAATACTTATAAGGTTTTAAATCTTTACTTAAAGGAAAAAAAGTTTTCTTTGGGTATATCCAGCCTTCAGATTCTTTCAAAGAAGAAAGTATATTACCTAGCATTACACCATTGGCACCAGCTGAAAGGTATTTGACAATATCCGAACTATTTCTAATGCCGCCATCAGCGATAATAAAAGGCCGGTAACTATTATCAGGTAAATCTGAGAAGTACCTGTATATTTCGTATACAGCAGACAAGTTAGGATATCCAACACCTGTAACAATACGAGTAGAACAAGCGGAACCAGGGCCAATGCCGACGCGAACATGAGTACAACCTGCATCAACAACATATTTTGCTCCTTCTACAGTAGCAATAGTACCAGACATTAACTTTTTACACCAAGGTGCTTTTGAGTAAAGATTATAAATTTCCTGCAATTGAGATGTGGCGCCATGCGCCACATCTACAGAAATATTTATCGAACTGTTTTTAGGCAAGTTGGATAATACGAATTCATAATCTTCATAAGAAGCACCAACAGAAAACCAAAAATTTTCATAAAAAGAAAATCTATTTAAAGCATAAAGTCTTTGCTCTTCATCAAGAAACCTACAAAAAACCGGACATTGTTTTGAATCAAGCATAGCTTTCGAAAGAGCTATGCCTGTAACAACATCCATGGGACTACCAAAAACAAAAGAAGCGGAAGTTTTAGCAAGAGACCTAGAAGGTAACTTACCAATTGAAGGTTTTAAAAGAACATCATCTGTAGCAAGCCTTGGAGAAGAAGGTGTATCAAGAGAAAAAATCAAATCATTATGACTTATCATTTTTAACCTTAGTTAAATTCTTTTTTATTAAAACAAATTTCTTGTTTTCTTTTTTCATATAAAAAATACTAGAAAGGAAAAAATCTGTTTTTGTTTTAGATTTAGTATAATGGGAAAGTTTATTAATAAAAAAATTAGACCCTTCGTTAAAAGAAAAAGGGCCTAGTGTTTCTTTAATATTATTATCAATATTATAATCTATATAATAAGACTTAAGAGTCTTCTCCATAGCAAACCTTTTTGTAATCGCAGAGACGGCATTGCCAATCTCCTTTTTCAACTTTTTTAACTAGCTTTGTTTTGCCTTCTTCAATTTGTTTTTTGCGCTTTTCATATTGAGCTGTATCAGTTTTAGTTAACTGCCCAGCCTCATACATAGCGTCAATCTTTTCATCAGAATAAAGAAGGTCATAATCTCTTTCAGGGATTTCACCTGAATCAAGAGCGTCTAATATAAGTTTATAGTTAGACATTACATTTTGCATGCTTATGCCAGAATTTACTTTTTCAGTAATTACAGGATAATTGCCTTGATAATAAATATAATCAAGACCATCTTCAGCTGTCTCTACTGTAACGTAATATTCAGCAAACCTACCCGTGTCTCTAGCTCCATAAAGCAAGATTCCAGGTCCCCAACCCTTGGGGTTACCATACCACCATTGATAAATACCAAGCTGCATTAAGTGAGAATCTCTAGGTTCACCAAGGATTCCTTTTTTATGAGTAGCATCTGTACCCATAACAGAATTTGCGTTAAAACCGTAAACAGATTTAACTTCTACAATATGGTAAGTTTTGTCTTCAGGATTCAAAACAATAAGATCTATTTTACCAGATACATTAAGTTTTGGTATGTAAACAGAAATCTGAGTACCAAGAAAAACACCAGATTCTTTAGCTAAATCTATACAGTATTCTTCATAAAGCTCACCTGCTCTCCAAATCCAACGAGTGTATTCGCTAGCAGGTATTTTTAACTCAGAAATAGTTTCAGCCAACTCTTTATAGTTATCATACTCTTCACTAAAGTGATAAGAATCATATGCATATCTATAAAAAGCTTGGCGCCTACATTTTCCAAGAACTTTGCCATCTACAACAGCAGTAGCTGAGCTTGGCCACAATGTAGGTGCTTTTTGTTCGCTTAAAAAGTTTCGAGACAGTTCATTAGTAATATGATTTACAAAAGACCAAGACAATTAATTACCCTTCCTCTTCGTCTGAATCTTCAGACATATTGAGTTGAGAAACTAATTCTTCAGCATCGGCTTTTGCTTCTTCAGTTTTTTCAGCAACAGCAGCTTGGAACTGTTGCTGAATCTCTTCCATTCTGGCTTCAGCAAACTTAGCAAAATTTTCATCAAGAGGAATTTGAATATCTTTTTCTTCGAGCTTTTCATAAAGGTATTCGAGAAGTAAAGATACTTGAATGATAGAATTGAAGTTATAATCAACTCGAGATTCAATAGCTGAAGTAACATTTACAAAAAAGTTAAATGGTACTGGTTTGTCTTTCATTTCTTCTGGGATTTCAAATGTTTCGGTATCGGTACTCATAGTACGCCTTTCTTTGTTGGTAAATGTGAACCTAAATAAATTACGGTAGAATCGTTAAAATTAGTTTTTCCAGTTGAGTCTTGATAAATAATTGCATAGCCGTTCATAGCGTTTTTAAAACGAAGATCAGGTTGAAACTGATAAGGAAGTTTATGTGCCATAGCACCTTGCTCAATCAAAAGTTTTCCTGATACAACGCCTTTATACACTTTATGTGTATGCCCTACAACAATAGAATCAAAGTCATCAGTATGCATTCGTTCTGTAAAATGATCTAACAGTTTTACAACTGTAGCGCCAGGATATTTTGAACCAAATCCGCTTGGGTGGCAAAATATAGTAGAGCCAATACGAACATACCAGGGATCGTGTCTTTGATAAGCAACATTATCAAAATCAAGTTTTTCAACAAGCTCTGCTCGTTCATTAAGCTTTTCACCATTGCTGATTCTAAACAAAAGATCTGCACCAAAAACTGCTGCAGCATCTTGATTAAAACCAGCAGTCTTTACTGCACGAGTAGTTCTGTAATCGTGGTTGCCAGAAACAAGAACCACTTGTTCAAAATGATCTGAAAGATAATGCACAAGATCAAAAGCAATCTTGTATTCTTTTAAAGCAGCAATATTTTTACTTTTAGAAAAAGTACTAAAAATATAAGCATCAAGAATATCGCCATTAAGTACGACTACATCAGCATCTTTATGTTGAATGAGAGCTTGTTGCATATCTTCCCAAAGGAAAAATGGAACATGTAAATCGCTAAAAGAAATAATTTTACGTTCTTTAGAAGTTGTAAGTCCTAAATCTTTTTTAACAGATTTAGATCTGTACTTTTTGGTATTATCTACAATGTAATCCCAAGTATCATCATATGTAGAAATTTTATTATCTTTATTTAAAAGTTTATCTCTTGTTATTTTTCTTCTTACTGCAGGTTCAGTTCTAGAAGTAGGGAAACCAGGAGTATTTGATTCGCAGAAAAAAGAAATCTTATCAGCTATTTGCTGTGTAGATAAATCTTTAATATTTTTAATCAAGAAATTTTCTTCTTCAGGAGTCCATTTCATTTTTTATATCAATTCTTTCTATTTTATTTAATATAAGTTTTACATCAGGATCAGTTGATTCAACTTTTACTCTAGCTTTTATTATATCGGCTTCTTGAATGCCAATTTCTTTTATCTTAGTCCATGTAGAAGGAAATACAACTATTTCTGCTGATCGAGTAGAATCGTCTATTTCGATAAAAGCCATAAGCTTACCAGCTCTAGTTTTTATTTCTTTAATCGAAAGCACTACTCCAGCAACAGATGCATATAAACCAGGGACAAGAGTATCTAAATCGTCTTTTTCAATAGATATAAGATCTAATGGATGTCCACCAATATAACAACCAATATATTGAGCTTGATCCATAATTTGTTTAAGAGTAAGAGGAACAAATTTTGTTCTCTGTATTTCAGGAAAGACAGGAACATCATGTCGTTTTAAAGAAGGCAGCTTTTTGTAACCTGCTTCTTCAAGAGGCTCTAACTCTTCTTCGTAAATATGAAGATTATCTATATCATCTTCTTTTTGTTTATCTTTTGAAATTCTATTATTAATCTTTTTTATTTCATTACGAAGAAAATTACGTCGTTCAATTAAAGGAATAACAGTGGCATTATGTTGTTCTCTTTCAGCGTAATCTATTTCTCGTTGTTTATAATCTTCAACATCTTTAATATATTTATATATTTCAGACGTAAAATCTAAAAGATCATTTCTAGAATAACCCATTTGATCAAAAGCTCCAGCATGCACTAAAGCTTCAAAAACTTTAGTATTTACTTTTTGCATATTGATTCTGTTTAAAAAATCTTTAACATCTTTAAAAGGAACATTCCCTCTAGCTTTTATAATAGCCTTAGCAGCTGTTTGACCTACATCTCTAATAGCATTTAATCCAAAATAAATTTCGGTGCCGTGAATAGTAAATTCGAAACCAGATTTATTTATACTAGGTGGGTGTATTTCTACACCAAATTTCTTAGCTTCTGAAATATACTCAGGAGCTTTTACAGCCCAGCTTTTTGGTTGTAAAGTTTTTGATCTAGTAGACATGAGTGCAGTAAAAAACTCTACAGGGTGATGAGCTTTTAAGTATGCACTAATATAAGTAAGAAAAGAATAGCTCACAGAGTGAGCTTTGTTAAAACAATTATGAGCAACAAGGCCATTCTTTAAAAAGAAATTATGATTATTAGTATAAGAAGAAATTCCAATATCGTAAACTTGTTGCTTGCCTAAATATTCTTTAGATACAATTTTCATTTAAACCTTTCATTAAGCGTAATGAGATAAACCAGCCCAAACTTTATTTGTAGCGTCTAATAAAACGAGACAAACACCTTTAGTACTATTTAAAGTTAAAGTAGATTGACCATCTATAGTACCAGATTGATTGTAAGGCTGAATTAATAAATTACCTGTTCCTAAAGTAATAAAACTTACTATAGTTCCATTTGGAATAGTAGATGTGTCAGGCAAAGTAACAGTGTAATCGCTAGAAGAATCAATCCACAAAAGATCGTGTGGAGATTGTTGTGTATGTGAATAATTGCTTGTAAATTCAATAGGATTTACAAAAGCATGATTAGTAAAATTGACTTGCTTAGCAGGTATTTTCATATTAACTCCATGAAAAAAGGGGGACTAATGCCCCCCTTTTAATAAAAATATATTAAATAAAATTAATTATTTTTTTAAACTGAAAGTCCACCAGGAATCTTAACAACAGAGAAAGCGACTCTGATTTGGTCATCAGTATCAAGCTGATAACCTGCAACAGAACCATTCCAATGGAGTGTACTTGAAGGCTGAACTGCTGTGAGAGAAAGAGCTGTTGCTCCACTATCATTACTAAAGTAACAATCACCGAGCTTATCTGCAGTAAGATCTACAGCGATACCATTTACAAAAACAAGGAAATGAGTATCTGCGGCTGGGTTAAGCTGACTATCAATAGCGTAACCAGTTGCGTCGCCATCAGAAGATGTTGCGCTAGCAGTAGCAGTATCTACATGCTGAGTAGCAGCAATAAGACCACTATCAGTTACAGCAATAGAAGCATAAAAAGCAGTAGAGGCTGAGTAAGCATCAACCTTAAGTTTGCCACCTACAATCTCAAGACCAGAAATTGTAGCAAGGTCTACGCTATGCACACCAGAAGCAGAGGCAATACCGTCACCAGCAGCAAGATCAAGAGCTGAAGAAATAGAAGCACTTCTAGTAACAGAAGAGGCACTTACATCAGTAAAAGCAAAGTGGTCAGCAAGAGCTACTGTACCTGCTGTAACTTCACTAAGATCAAGAGAAAGAGCAGAACCTGCACCGCCAGAAAGACCCTCACCAGCAACTGTAGCAGCAATATGGTTCTCATCTACACCGGCATCTTTAATTGTAAGACGATCGAGACCATCAATTTCAATAGCAAGATTGTCAACGTTTACATCAAGAGTATTGCCAGTTTTAGTAAGAGCGTCACCTGCAGTTACTTGGCCAGCACCAGAGAATTGAGTAAACTCAAGTGCTGTAGTATCAAGAGTAATAGGACCATTTGTAGAAAGTACGAAACCTGCATCTGCATTAGCAACACCCTCTTCTACAAAACAGAAAGCACCTGCAGTTACTTCTGTATCAGTATCAAAATCTGTTGCACGAGTAAGTTCCCAAGCTGTGCTAATACCATCACCTACTTGAGTAACAGTATAAATACCATTCTCAGAAGCAGTTGAACGGTTCTTGACAAGGATGCGATCGCCAAGAGCTACTGCAACCTGGTCAACAAGCAAAGAAGCTTGGGTAGGAGTTGACTCTGAAAGCACACCAGAAGAGTAAGAGAAAAGAGAATCAATATCTCCATCTGTAGTAGCAAGGTGTACAGACTGCTTAACATCAAGACCCTGAGCAACACTATCTGCGTAAGATTGAGCAGCTGATTGTGCAGAGTCAACATAAGAGATAACTGCTGCTGCTTCAGCAAGCATACCAGAAAGAGTGCTTGCGCCAAGAGTAAGATCTGTAGCCTTTACATCGCTATTAAGCTTAGCAAGTGTTACATTGCCGTCTTTAATTTTAAGTGTCTCTACTGCATCATTAGCTAGCTTTGCTGCTGCAATAGAAAGACCTCTAAGTTGTTTTCCATGGATTTGAGCCATATTTTAATTCCTTTTTCTAGAAAAATTTTAAGGAGTGTTTGTTGTTGTTTCGGGAATCCAAAATTCTACTAAATCAGTACTATCAATAGAATAAGAATTAGAATCAGAAGAATCATAAATTAAAGTATTAGAAGCATTAGGGTGGATAGAGATAAGTCTATTTTCTACAGGAACACCATTAACATTCATTTTTACTTTAACATTCCCTAATAAATCTAAAGGTACTGGTACAGGTAAACTGAATTCAGTTATATCTGTAGTTTGAGATCCAAAATTGTAAACGAAGTGTTGCCAGTTATCACCAGTAATAACCAGACCATTTCGTTTAGCAAAACCAGGAGCAAATATTTTTGGTAAATCTAAAGCGTCTATTTTTATCTTTGTTTGTCTAGCCATCTTATGCCTCTTCGTAAATTGCTAGAAGAGTCGAAGTAAGATCTATAGCTGAGTCAAAATTCAAAGTCAATAGATTGGTTGAAAGAGACCAGTCAACTCCAGGCTTTAAAATAATACCGTCTAAAGAAACAATTAAAGTTTCTAAAACTGGTTGAGGATTTAATTCAAAAACTAAGTCGCCTTGAGCAATTTGATTGCTAATATCATGAGTAATCATTCTATTAGAAGAAGAACCAGTAGTTGTATTTGAAGTAACATCTCCATTAATAGAGATATTTGAATCAACTATTGTAATTGGATATGTAAAAGTCATATTTTCTCCTCCTTTTTAATGAAGAGTTTAAAATATATTAGAAAAGAAAATCTACATCTTTCCTGAAATATAAAATAAACCAGGAGAAGTGAGAGTTAAATTAATAGATAAATAATCGTTTGAAAGAGTAGTTATTGTAATATCTTTTGAAGAATTATCTGTCCAAACAGCACTTAAAGAGTTAGTTGAAAGAGTTAAAGTTGTAGATAAAAATTGATTATTAGAATCTTTTACTGCGACAAGTACATTAGTTTGAGTAGATGGAGCAGTATAAGAAAGGTTCTCTTCAATTATTATATGTAATTGATTTACACTTGCGGTTTGATGAGATGTAGTAGAAGAAGTATCTGACATCGAATATTTAAAAAGGGTGCCAGATATGTCTGCTTTAGAAAAAGGATATCCTTGATAAGTAAGGCTTCTTGGGTTTTCTGTATCAAGGTAAGTTACATAAAATTCAGTATCAGACCTTCTAGAAAGAGAATAAGAAATTCCATCAAATGAAGCTTTTTTCTGCCAAAAAGAAACAGGATCAAATTGATAAGTTTCTACAAAGGTTGGTGTAGCTACAACAAGGTTTGTAGAATTAGAATCTAAGAAAAGCGTATCAAAAGCATCAACAGGTATTGTTTGCTCATGAGTAAAAGTAGTAGGAGTATCTATTCTAAAAGTTACAAGATTTTTTGTCTCAGGAGTAGTTATAAAACGAGAAGCAATTTCTGCTTTTTGCTTAAAAAACAAAGACAAATGCTTTTGATTATTAGAATCAGTTATTATTTCCATGGAAACAACGCAAATACTAGCATTATTTAAACTTAATATAGAGTTTGATTCTTGATAAACAAAAGGCACTATTTGCTCAAATTGATCTACGAAATGATTTCTAATGGTTTCTGAATTAGAAAAAGTAATAGTTACAGGAGACATTTCAAAAGTATCTAAATCTTTGTCCCACAAAATAGCAACAATACTAAGTTCATTAGAAGTATTGTATACAGGCATATAAGAAGCCCATATATTAGAAGTACCTGTGTACTCAAAAGCAGAAGGGCTGTAATTTAATTTAATTCTATTAGCAATAGAAGTATAGTTATTACCTGAACCCCAACCTGTTGAAGCTGTGTAAGTGTGCAATACTGTAAAAGAACCAGTAGTTAAGTCATGTTCATAAAAAGAATAATCAGAATTTATTGTAGGTGTACCGTTATACCAGCTATTATAAGAAGCTGAGTCTCTTTCTGAATCCACCATATAAAGGGGGTTTCCGGAAGTACTTAAACCTATAAAAAATATTCTTCTAGTTTCTGTATAAGCAAGAGCCCACGCTGCGGTTGACTGAGGAGGAAGAAAAAATTCCCAAGAACTCCCTAAACTTACAGTTCCCTCTACTGCATCTGTAGTAAAAGGTAACCTTAAAATAGCTATTGTTAGATAATAAACAGAATTGTTATTATTTATATAATAATTAAAATAACCAAAAAAATAAATGTGTCTATTTTGAAGATCCACCCAATAAGGATGCACAAAACCAGATCTTACATATCTAGTAGAATAATAATAAGTAGGAATTGTTTGAGTAATTGAGTTTAAAAGATCTTCAGGAGTGTCTGTTTTGTAAAGAGTAATATCGTTATCAAAAAATGAATAATTTCCAATAACTTTAGGCTTTACATTAATAGAATAAGAAGTGCCATCAGTATCTTGAAAAGTGAAATTATTAGAAGCAACATTTCTCAATTCTTTATTTAAAACTCTGTCATGACTATTATTATGAAAATAAGGAGTTATATGTTGAGAATAAGTATTCCAGTCATCTTGCTTGGTGGATCTTGGTGTAAAAGTAGACTTGACTGTAGAAGGGAAAAAAGAAGAATCCATCAATACTGTATTAGAAGGGTTTTGAAATACAGTATTAACTGATTGCTTCACATTAGATTGAGCATCAGCGGCTTGATCTGCTGCGTAAATTTTTGCTTCAGAAGGTGCGCCAACAATATTATTTTTTCCAAAATAATAACCACCTGCAGAACTTTTAAAACCAAAAATATCAAATAGTTTCTTCATTTAAATTCTCCGGAAGTTCTTCTTTTTGCTCAGGGTAGTTGGCATTGTACCAATCTAAAGCTTCTTGTTCGGAAAGAAACGGGGCTCCGTTTACTTTAGATGGATTGCCTCTAGTTTTCATGATTAGTTTTTCATCTTCATAAACATGAAGAGAGCCACCAAAAAATTTTAATTCTTTCATTTTTTAAGCCCAGAATTCTTTAAGAGTTATAATTGTAATATCAGAAGGATTTGGAGGAGTATAAGTAGAAGCAACAACATCTTCAATTTGAACAATATAATTAGTTTCTAAATCTAAACCTAAGTTTAAAGTATCTTCTGTGTTTTGTATATATAAAGGATTATCTAATATAAAAGATCTATGTATTGAATAAGCATTTTGGAAATTTTGATACGATTCTGGCGTATAAAGTATTGTGCTTTCAGTAGAAGAAGAAGATTTGAATGTAGAAGTAACAATAGAAGGAGAAAGAGAAGTAATAGTTTGGGATATTATAAACTGAGTAGAATTATAATATGTTTCTAAAACATCATAATCCTCAGTTTTTTCTGGTTGAATATTTAAAGTAATAATAGAATCGTATTCTATTTGAGTTTCAAATCCATCAGAAACATATAATGTATTTGATGAAGAAAAATAATAATTATTTTCTGGAAGAAAAATAGTTAAAGGAGTGTAAGAAGAATCTGTGTAAAGTAAGTTTTTAGAAAAATTATAATCTTGAGAATAAGAAAGATTATAAAAATTATTCTTAGTAATATAATTAGGAACTAAGGTAGAGATAAAAGATGACAGATATTTGTGAGTTTTAGTTTTATATTTATTATTAGGTTTAACTTGAAGTGAAACTGTATTTATTATTTTATCTAAAAATTGAAATTCTGCCATCTTTTATCTCCTTAAATAGCGAAGCTAGCTGTAACGTTTATATAACCAGGGCCAGTAATTAAAACAGGAATAGAAGTATCTTGAATAGCAGAAGTTGTAGTAACAGTACTTGTGCTACCATCAGTAAAAGTCATATTAGAACCTTCAATACTGATTATAACATCTGTAGAAATACGTTGTCCTACATTGTCATAGGCATTTACTTTTAAAGTATTATTAAGAGTTATGCCAGCGTATTCTTGATTAGTAGTGCCAAATTCAATAGTAGTAGAATAAGCAATAGAATTTGTAATTAAATGAAGCTTAAGTTCTGGGTCTGCAACTGTGCCTGAAATATAAGTATGTTTAACAGGCCATTGAGCAATTTGTTTTCCTACAATTTCGAGAGCCCATGTCCTACCAAAGCTATCGTAAGTCATAGCAGTAAAAATACCTTGCTCAGTATTAGTTTTGACCCAACCACCAGGAGTCAAGCTATAAAAAGAAAGTCCTGAAGAATCAATACTATTAATGACAGTGTTGTTTGAAGTGAGATAGTAATCAATATTAGTAGTAGGAGTAGTACTGATATATTCAAGAGAAGGTAAATTGGTTGCAGAATCTCTATTGATTTTATAACAATGCATATTTAAAGCAGCATTATTGTTAGCTTCTGCTAAAGTAACAGCATATCCATGTCTAAATACGGGAAGTAAAGTAAGATACTCGATATTATTCAATACTGAATAAAGAATTTTAGTATGAGTAGCTACCCTTACGCCTGAAGCCCATAATAAAGAAGTAGGATCATAATTAACTTTTGAAACATCGTCTACTAAAATATCAGTAAAAGTAATAGGAGTAGTAGTAGATAAAGAAGCGTCTACTGTTTTATCCCATTGAATAAGGAAAGGATTGAATGTTTGTGAAGCGTTTGTTGTAAAAGCAACTGATTCGTAATTCTTATTAGAAGAATTATAAATAAACTGACTTTGATAAGAATGCAAAGCGTTTAAATAGTAACCAGGAGCGGTCAAGTTAATTGTTCTAACAACAGAAGCAGAACCAGAAGAATTGTTAATTACAAAGAAAGCGTACTCAATTGGATCAGAATTAGCATTGATTCTAGAAAAAATGTGATTGTCGTAAGAATCTAAACCACAATAAACAATTTGCTCTTTTATGGGAATATTAGTAGCAAATTGAGTAACGCCGGAAATCAAAAGATTAGTAGCGTTTATTTCACCAATGTAAGAATTACCATCGACGGGGAGACCAAAAGGAATAGCAAAAAGATTTAAAGCGACATATTCTGTGTAAGCGTAGCCTGCTCTAGAGTCATAGTTTCTTGTGCTCAAGCAATAAATAGTTCTATTTTCCATATCTACATGCAAAATAGAAAGGTTTGAACCATAATAAGAACTAGTGACAAGTAGAAGTTCAGGAGAAGTTATAACAGCTTCTGGGTTTTCTAGGTCAGGGCCAACAATAATTGAAATTTTTTCTTCGTCACCTCTGTAAGTAACTGCACCTGTGAATTCAGGAGAAAGCATGAAGGTATAAGTTTGACCTTGGTACTCATATACTTTCATAGGAGATGAAGATGTAGAATTATCTAAATTTGCAAATTTAGATGGCTCTAAAATCATAGGGAAAATAGAGTTCTGAGAGTTATCTGTAAAGATATAATCATCGTGCATAGCTATTGCTTGAGGATAACGAGTATTTAAAGCAGAGTTGGTGTACCAAGTATAGTTATTCTTTTTAAGATGGTTTAAAGCCTTGCACTCTTTATTAAAAAAAGGAACTAAACTAGTAGAGTCATAAGCATTACCGTCAATATAAAGCACAGAATTTGTTTCATCTTCAGCTAAAGCGAAGTTAGTGGTATTAGCATATGATTGAAAATATGCAGGTTGACCTAAATCAGGATCAGTAGTACTGGGTTGATAAGAAAGCCCATTGATTTTTTTAAGTATTGCCATTTTTAATCCTTAAAGTATGTTGTGGTATTTGAAAGAAACAGTAAGATTTTGACCAGGAGAAACAGTGCCTACAGAAGCAATGTCTACTTGGATATAATCTCCTTGTTGAAGAATTCTTTCTCCACCAACTATTTTTTTATTTGAAAGTGGTGGAATTGATATATCGTATAATAGTTTGTCAGGAGAGTTTCCACCATTTTTTTGAACATAAATAACTACTGAATTACCTTCAGAAGCAACGCCTAAAGTAGCTGTAATTTCAATAATTTTTATTGGAGCTAATACTTGCCAAAAAAGGTCTCCCTGCTTTTGCTCAAGAGCACCAATAGTGTAGAAATGCTTATCAAGATAAGTAGGAAATTCATTTCTGTTTTCTAAAGCAGAAGATTTAGCTCTTTGTTCAGTAAAATATAAATTACCTTTTTCTGAAATAGTTTCAGTAGTAAGATTTATATTTGGGCCGTAATTCCCATTTACATTAGTTATTTTATAAGACATTAGTGGATCTCCCAGTTTCCATCAAAACCAACAACAAAAGTAATAAATTGACCTTCTTCATTTAAAATAAAATTAAAAGGATCTCTATCTATAGTATCTCCAGAATAAGGTATCAAGGAGACAGTATAGTTACTGTATTGTTGCCTATATTTAAATTCTATTTTTGTACCAGGTATACCTAAAGCAATCTCTGGCAATTCTATTTCTAAGTTTCCGCTAGTAAGCGTAGTGGAAATACTGTAATAGTAAGAAAATTCAGCTTTAAAATCATAATTCATTGGTTGATATACAGCTGAACCAGAAAGTGATTTTAAAGTAGATTGTATAACATTAGGAGAGCTACTTGAGATTGTTTTATAAAACCAATCAGGAGTAGCAGCATTTTGACTTGAAACTGGATCAGAAAGTTTTGCTAAAGTAACAATACCTTCATTTAAAGTAGTTGCGGTTGTATATGAACCACCACCAAGAGACATTGTTGTAGAGACAATTCCTGTACCGTCATAAATAAGTGCTTGATTGACTATAAGATTGGAAGAACCTACCCTGGGAGTATCACCAGCTGAAAAACCAATATTTGTTAATGCTGCTGAACCTAAACCTAAATTAGATCTAGCAGTAGAAATATTAGTTAAATCATTTAAATTATTATTTGCAAATAAAACTCCTGTAGGAGTAGAAGCTTGTATTGCAGTTTGTAAAGTTTTAGGAGATATAGGTTTATCTTCTAAGATACCAGCTAAAGCTTGAGCTTCTGTTGCAAAAGTAAGAGTAGTATTTATTCTGTGATTTGGATCATCATAAAAATAACTAATAGCAGGTGAGTGCTGGCCATTAATAAATAAAGGCGCCACAGCATCTTGAGTAGCTTCTATATCTATTGGAGCAGTACTAGAATTATTTGAGTTTTGATAATATCCAGAAAGTTTCCAATAAATAACACCAGAAAAATCTACTAATTTTGTTATTGAAATTTCTTGGTATTGATTCACTAAATCAAGAGAATTGTATATTTTTACATTATCAGAAGTGAGAATATATTGAGAAGGATCGACAATTAATTGATAAGTGCCTAAAGCGGTTTCTTTTCTAATTTTAGAAGTAGAATTTAATGGAAAAACATTAGTTAAATTTATTAATACATTTTGAGAATTATCTAAAGATAAGAAATAAAATTTTCCTTCTGATAAATCAAAAGTATTAAATCCTGCAGAAACTTGTTCATAAAAAACAGAATCGTAGCCAGGATAAGCATAAGCAACATTTTCAATCGTTGCGGTATCTAAATCATATTTATAATAATGAGGTAAATTAGAGAAACCTAAATTAGCTCTAGCTGTTTCATAATTACCTAAATTGCTAAAAGTATTGCTAGCATAATTTGAATGCAACAAGGAAGGAGTAACTGCTTTTGTTGAATTTGAACCGTCTCTAACCTCTTCATTATCAGCTAAAGCAATTTTACCCCAACCATCGTAATCGGAAACTGTAGTTGGTTCAAAAGAGGCTCTTAATAAAGAGTTGTTGGCTAAATCAACTATCCATTGACCATTACCCTTTGTAATAGTGCCTTGAATATCATATTGATCACCATTCCATCGCAAAGTTTGGTTAGTAGAAGAATAGCCGCTGTTGGGGCCAGCTGCTCCACTTTGCCACAACAAAGTAGGTCTAGCTATATCAGAAAGCCTAAATACAGAATCTCCCGCTTTAATGAGTTGAGAATCATTAGAAAGATCTGATGAGCTTAATTGTCTGTTGGTCCAGTTTTGTGAAATAGTAGCAGCTAATGGATTATAAACTACTACGTGAGATTCTGCTGGAGAAGTTATAGATACATCTTTTAATTCTGTTAACTCTAAATCTTCTATGTCAGCTTCGAGCTTAGAAAAAGCTTCTCTAACATATTGAGTAGAAGCTGCTTTATTAGAGCTATCTGTTTGTAATTGAGTAGGTACAGTTAATAAATCGATAGAAGCAACATCTATATCAGCATTATTAATAGTAGCAGATGTTATGTGTACATCATTAAATACATTTCGTTGAGTAAAAATATTTGTTTTACTTTTAAAAGCAATATCTGCTTCATCAGATAAATCAGAAGAAGATAAATTTAATTTTAAAGCAAAAGTATCGTTTTGATCGTCATGTACCCAAGATACAGCTGAATGATTTAAAGTGTGAGCTGAAATAAAATTAGCAATTGTATCTCTTGCTTGCTCATCATTATAAAAGAAATGCTCATAACCGTTTGGAAGGTAGTAATGTTTTACTTGCATACCTTCGTTATTATTTAATGTAGAGCCAACTTTTATTTGTTTGGTATATGATTGATCTTGATTTAAAATATCATTTAAAGAAGAATCATATACATTTAAATTACAATAAAGTTCGCCTAAACCATCTATATAATTAGAAGAATAGTTTAATGGAGTAAGGAACTCTATATCTTTGAGTGAAACAAATGTATTTGTTTCGTTTGCGACAATTACTGGAGTATCTGTTAAAATTTCATAAGATACATCATTAGAATATAGTTTTGAAGAAGATCTTAAAACTATTTCGCCAGTTATATGAGAGTTACTTATAGTAACCAAAGAATTGTTTGAAAGCTCTAAAATTCTATTATCATTTTTTAAATTAGAATTAGTTATTTTTATTACAGAACTATTAGAAAAATCTAAAGTAGTAACATCTATAAATTGAGAATCTTGAATAATGACATTTATATTAGAATAAATAAGTAATTCATTATTAAAAGTTACATTATCAAGAAGTAAAGTAAATGGAGAAGAAGTAATAGGTACTGTAATTGAACTTAAAGTTATGTCTTTAAAAACTATAAAGTCATCTTGGGTAGTACCAGTAAGTTCAATATTTATATCTGCTGGGAAAACTACTGTTTCTTCAGTAGGTGCTATAAATATATAGCCTGGATTATTTATATTTATGGTAGGATCTGTTGCTTGAGCCCCATACCTCAAAAGAAAAGTAAGTGGTTCTTCAGAAGTGGGAAGCTTGTTGAGAATTAGTTGATCTTGAAGATTTACATTGTCAGCATAAGGTTGCGAGCCAATAACATAGTCAACAACCCTACGATTTTTAGCATCAATTGCATTTATGATATCTAAAA